TATCTGTGTAAACTATATTCAGTAGAAGATCCTGTCTCTATGTTTGAAGGAATACAGACAATGGAATATGCTGCACTTAGAATGATGCAAAAGGATAAGAAATAATGGCTGATCAAAAAACACAATTAGAAGTAATATTAAATGTTAAAGGTGTAAAAGAACTTCGTGGCTTAACAAATTCATTACAGGGTTTAAAAAATACTGCTAAAAATACAAGTTTAAGTACAAGAGAATTATTACAGCAACTAAATAAACAAAGTCTAACTGCAACAAAAACAATTAATGGTACAAGAGCTTTATCAAATTCTTATAAAGAATTAGCAAACGCTGTAGAGTTTGGATCACAGGAATTTAAAGAAGCTACGGCAGCAGCAGCAAGACTTGATGCGCAACTTAAAAAAATGCAGATGACCTCTAAGAAAGGTTTTGGTAGCAGGGCAAGAGGATTCGCAAGAGGATTAGGAGCAGTCGCAGCAGGTGGTATTTTTGGTGGTGCAGAAGGTGCAATTGGTGGTGGTATTGGACTTATTGCTGGAGGTGCGCCTGGTGCATTAGTCGGTTCTGCTGTTGGTGCGCAAGTTGGAATGGCAAGGCAACAAATTGGTGGTTTGGCAGAATTTTCTGCACAGCTTGCATTGCAAAGAAAAGCATTAAGATTAGTTATCAACGACACAGATAAATTTAAAAAATCTCAAGAATTTCTATTAACTACATCTAGAAAGTTAGCTATACCCCAAAATGTTATAACAAGACAATTTACATCTTTAACTGCATCTGTTACTGGTGCAGGTAAATCTGTTGCGGATGCAGAAGAAGTCTTTAGAGCTATTGCATCAGGCATTAGAGGTACAGGTGGCTCGTTAGAAGATATGAAGGCAGCTATGGTTGCTACAAGTCAGGTATTTAGTAAAGGTAAGGTATCGGCCGAAGAGCTTAGACAACAGCTTGGTGAAAGACTTCCTGGAGCTTTTACTTTGTTTGCGGAATCTATGAACAAAACACCTGCTGAATTAGATAAGGCATTAGAGCAAGGCAAGGTAACATTAGATGATTTTATGGGTTTTGCTGAACATTTATTTGATAAGTATGGTAAAAATGCAGAAATTCTTGCACAAGCTCCTCAAGCTGCTGGAGATAGACTACAAACAGCATTAACAGAATTGAAAGATAATGTTGGTCAACTTCTACAACCTATTGGTGCAGATTTTCAAAATGAATTTACTAATAATATTATAAAACCAATAAATGATGCTACATTTGCACTAAGAAAGTTTTTTAATATTGGAGAAGAATTTAAAAAAGATAAATTAAACGAATTATTGTTAAAAAGAGAAAAAATTGTAAAAAGTATTGCTGCCTCACAAAAACTTATAGACGATAAGGTTTTTGGCAAATTTGATTTTCCGATCTCTGAGGGCAGTATAAAAAATGCATTAAACGCATCAAAATCACAATTAGAAGATATAAATATAAAAATTAAAGCATTACAGGAAGCTATAGAAAGTCTAAATACAGAAACAGCTAATACAACAGATTCTACAGAGGATTTAGGTAATACTGCTAATAAGGTGTTTCTTGGTATGAAAAATGGTGCGCAAGATTATTTAAATACCATAAAAGATGTAGGCAAACAAATACAAGACGCTTTTGTAAATGCATTTAAAGGAATGGAAGATGCATTAGTACAGTTTGTTCTTACAGGTAAATTAAATTTTAAAGATTTAGCACGTTCTATTCTTGCTGATATTACTAGAATTGTTATAAGACAAAAAGTAATGGCACCAATATTAGGTGGATTAAATAATATGTTTGGTTTGGATTTGAAATTAAATGCAAAAGGTAACGCATTTGGAGCAAATGGAATAATACCTTATGCAAAAGGTGGAATTGTAAACAAACCAACAATATTTCCTTTTGCTGATGGTATAGGCTTGATGGGAGAAGCTGGTGCAGAGGCAATACTACCTTTAAAACGTAGTCGTTCTGGCAACTTAGGTGTTGAAGCTTCTGGTTCTTCTAATAATATTGTTGTAAATGTAGATGCTACTGGTTCTTCTGTGCAAGGTAATAAATCTGATGGTCAAGCTCTTGGACAACTTATCGCTTCTGTGGTACAAACAACAATAGTACAAGAGCAAAGATCAGGAGGGTTATTAAATAGATAATGGCAACTTTTCCATCAATAGAACCATCCTTTGGCTTACGCAAACAAAGTAAACCTAAAGTAAAAGTTAGCAAGCTAGGTGATGGATATGAATTTAGAGCTTTATATGGTCTACCATTCTCGCAAGATCCTAAAGAGTATGATTTAATTTTTACAAATATTACAGAAGAAGAGTCCGATGTAATTGAAGGCTTTTTAAGAAGCAGGTTAAACGATCAGGCAAGTTTTACTTTTACACCACCAGGAGAAGGTTTTACGAAAACAGGCACATATAGTCAATCAACAACAACAGCAACAATAACTATTAATAATCATGGAGTTGCAATAGGTGATGTTTTATCTATTGATTACACTTCAACTGCTAGTGGTTCTCCTACAGATGGGTCTTTTGTTGTTGCATCAGTTACTAATGATAATGTATTTACAGTAACTACGAGTAATAGCGCAACTGATTCTGGCGATGTCTCCATAACCTTGTCTGGTGAAGGAAATTTTGTTTGTGATTCTTGGACAAAAAACATACAATTTGCAAACAGAGCAACTATAAACTGTAAATTCAGAGAGGTATTTGAACCATAAATGGCTAATCCTGTACCTGAGTTGCAACAGCTTACAAATAAATCAATCATTGAATTATTTTCTGTTGAATTGAAAGCTGATGTTCATTATACAAAGGTTGCAAAGACAGCTACATATTCTCAAAGTGGCACTACCATAACGATCACTTTAAACAGTCATGGGTTTTCAATCGGTTTGATATTAAGTCTTGATTTTACATCTGGTAATGCTACTGATGGAATTTATACTATTCAAACAGTTTCAGATGCAAATACATTTACAGTCACAGCAACAGCTTCACAATCTACAAGTGGTAATGTTTCTTTTAATGTAAATTCAACGATTACAGAACCTACAGTTTATCTTTTTCATGCTGGAAATAACATGAAAGATAGTTTAGATATTGTATGGCAATCTAATACATATACAAGGATGCCTTGTGAGGCAAAAGGTTTTAAATATTCTGGGGAAGGTAAGCTTCCAAGACCTACCTTAACTTTTTCAAATCTTCTTGGAACAATTACCACTATACTTTTATTAGTAAATCAAACAACACCTTTTTCTGATTTATCGGCTGCAAAAGTTACACGCAGGCGTACATTGGCAAGATTCTTAGATGAAGAAAACTTTCCATCAAATATAAATCCATATAAAATCGGTTCAGTAGATCCTACCGCTGAAATGCCAAAAGAAATTTATTTTATAGAAAGAAAAATTACAGAAAATAGGGATATTGTACAATTTGAATTAATAAGTACTTTTGATTTAGCTGGTATTGGCGCACCTAAAAAACTCGTAACAAGGGCAGATTTTATTGGTGTTGGTACTTTTGTAAATGGTTAGTTATGAGTTGGAAAGCTAAAGCTGTTGAATATGCAAAAGAACAAGCACCAAAAGAAGCTTGTGGTTTATTAGCAATAATTAATGGCGAACAAACTTTCTGGCCTTGTAAAAATTTAGCAGAAACAACCCATGAATTTTTTATGTTAGATCCCGAAGACTGGGCTGAATGTGAGGATACAGGAGAAATATTAGGAGTTTTTCACAGTCATCCTCAAGGCCCAGCGATTGCTTCAGAAGCAGATAAAGCATCTTGTGAGCATATTGGATTTCCTTATTATATTTACAGTTTAAAAACTGATGATTGGATAACATTAGAACCAAAAAATTGGAAAAACCCTTCTTTAATTGGACGTAAGTTTATATGGGGAAAATATGATTGTTGGTCTGTAGTAACAGATTGGTTTAAAGAAACAAAAAATATTAATATAAAATATTGGCCTAGACCAAAAACATTAAAAGAGTTTGCTGATAATCCATATTTTGAAAAAGTATTGACAGAATCTAATTTTAAAAAACAAGAAACAAATGATGATATACAAAAAGGTGATGTATTACTATTTAGCGGTGCATTAAAAAAACCATCTCATGTTGCTGTTTATATTGGAGATATGATGATTTTAAATCATTCTTATTATCGTTTAAGTTGTAGAGAATTTTATGGTTTAAAATACCAAAAAGCACTAAGAGGTGTTTATAGATATGCAGCTTAAAACAATAAAGGTATATGGAAAATTAAGAAAATTTTTAGGTCAGTCAACTTTTGAAGCTGCTGTTAGTTCACCAGAACAGGCTTTTAATTTTTTAAAAGCTAATTTTGCTGGTTTTGAAAGCCACATGAAAAGTAATTTTTATAAAGTAAAAATGAATGGAAATGTAATAACACAAGATTTATTATCATTAAAAGGTCAGGGTGAGATACAAATAATACCAGTTGCAGTTGGAAGTGATTTTGTATTTGATTTTATTGGTGATGCTTTTAATTTTGTTATTGCAAATGCTTTGCCTTTTGTTTTAGCTTTTGCTACTGGTGGTTTAAGTAATGTTTTATTGTTAGCAGGTTTATCATTAGCCTCACAGTTATTAAGTGACAATAAACCAACAAATAATCAAAGTTCTGTTGGTGATACAGATCCAAATATAAGGGGATCATATAATTTTTCTGGCATACAAAATGTTAGTACTAGCGGTGTGCCTGTACCAATTTTATATGGATATGTTTATAGCGGATCAATTTTAATCAGTGCAGGTGTTGATACTGTTCAGTTAGTGTCACTTATAACTGATGAAGGTACTTATGGACAATCTGGTAATAGAATTACTGTACATATTAATAACCACGGTTTATCAAATGGTGAAAGTATTCGTTTAGATTTTCTCACAGGGCCTTTAGCTGGTTCAAATGTAGATGGTGGAGCAAGATTTGGTGTTGAAAATGTTATGACAAATACTTTTGAAGCTTCTCTTGGACAGTGGAACAGTCAAAGTTATGGAAATTCAGCAGACAACACTGTTAAAATTACAGAAAGAAATCCAAATTAATTTATTATGCCTAGATTAGTTGATGATGAATTATTTGGAAGGAGACCTGACAGCAGAGCCTTAGACCCTGATTTAATAGAAGGTGGTTTAAGAAGTAAACAATTTGCAACAGTTATAGATTTATTAGGTTATGGCGAAATTGAAGGTTTTAGAAGTCCAACAAATACATTACCATCTACAACAGATTCTTTAAATATTGGAAAAGATATTTTTTTAGACAATACTCCTTTAGTAAATGCTAATGGAGATTTAAATTTTGAAGATGTAGAAGTTTTTTTTAGAAATGGAACTGATGATCAACAACCTTTAAGTACATTTGATACGTTTGGCCCTGATCGAATAGAAAATACAATTCCTGTTGGTGTTCCAGTAACAAAAAGTGCATCTGTTTCAAGATCAATCACAGGTGTTCAAGATACAGATGGTAATGAATTAATAAAAATTATAAGAGTATCTATACAGATTCCAGCTTTGCAAAATTTTCAATCTGATGGCGATATAGTTGGTACAGAAGTAAAAATATCAATACGAATAACAGAAAATGATGGAACTGTACATAATCCAGTTGTAGAAAATTCTATTAATGGTAAAGCTACAAGTCCTTTTGTAAAAGATTATGAGATTGATTTAGAAAGTTCAAATCTACAATTTCCTTTAACTGTCACAGTTATAAGAAATACAGATGACAGTACTGTATCTACTTTGGCAAATGCAACTAATTTTTTATCATTCACAACAATAATTACGGAATCACAGTCATATCAAGGCTTTGCTTATGTAGCACTAAGATTTAATGCACAATCTTTTCAATCCTTTCCTAAAAGAATGTATAGGGTTAAAGGAACAAAAATTAAAATTCCACATAACGGAACTGTAGATGTGGATAATGGAGCTATTTCTTATACAGGAACTTTTAATGGTACGTTTAAAACTGACAAAGAGTGGAGTGCAGATCCAGCTTGGATTTTATATGATCTGTTAACAACAGATAAAGGTTTTGGTGGCCCTGATGGTGTTGTATCTGAAGATTCATTAGATGTGTTTTCTTTTTTCCAAGCATCTAAATATGCAAGTGAGATAATTACAGATCCAATAACAGGAATAACAGAGCCAAGATTTAGCTGTAATGTAATTTTAAATCAAAAGAATGATGCTTATACAGTAATAAATGATTTATGTTCTGTTATGAACGCTATGCCTTTTTATAGTGTTGGCACATTACAAATAGGGCAAGATAGACCAACAAATACAGACACGAATACATCTGATGCAGAATATTTATTTACAAATGCAAATGTAACTGAAAGTGGATTTACATATACTGGAACAGGTCAGCGAACAAAATTCACAGAGGTAGAAGTAGCTTACTTTGATAATGACACGCAGAAAATTGATTATGAATTAGTAACAGCTAGTGATGTAACTGCATTATCCTCTTTTCCTTCAAAATATGGCAAGACTAGAAAAACAATTAAAGCTTTTGCCTGTACGTCAAGAGGACAAGCGAACAGGTTAGGTCGTTGGTTCTTATATACAAATTTAAGAGAAACAGAAGTATGTAGCTTTACAACAACATTAGAAGCTGGTGTTATTGTTAGACCTTCAATGATAATAGGAATTGCAGATAGTTTGAGGGCTGGTGTTCGTAGAGGTGGACGTATAAACACAGGTGTTTCTAGTACACAGATTATTGTTGATGATGCAAATAATACAGATTTGACTACAGAAAATGCTGCAACTCTTTCTGTTGTTTTACCTGACGGGACTATGGAAACTAGATCAATAAGTACTATATCTGATAAAACAATTACTGTGTCATCAGCATTTTCAGCAGTGCCACAAGCTAATAGTGTTTGGGCTATAGAAAATACATCTGTAGAATTTCAAACATATAGAGTAATTTCTATCGAAGAATCAAGTGAAACTGAATATACAGTCTCAGCGATAATACATGATGTAAATAAATATACTCAAGTTGAAGATACTACTATTGCTGCACAACCTCGAAATGTAACAACATTATTAGATGTAAAGCCACCACCTTCAGGATTATCGGCTGTAGAGCAGATTGTTGTTTTAAATAATCGTGCTGTCTCTAAAATATTTGTTTCATGGGAACCTATACAAGGAGTTAAAGAATACAGAATTGAATCACAATTTGAAAATGATAGCGTTGAAGTTTTTAGAGTATCAAGACCAGACTTTGAACTTTTTGAATCTAGGTTAGGAAGTTATAAATTTAAAGTGCAGTCATACAATGCACTGGGTATATTAAGCACCACAGCAGCATCAATAGATGATTTCAAAGCTGTAGGTAAAACTGCTTTGCCAGCAGATGTCACAGGTTTATTAGTAGAACCAATATCAGATCAATTATTACGTTTACGTTTTAATCAATCAACAGATGTTGACGTTATACATGGTGGAAACGTAGTTATTAGGCATAGTAATTTGACTGATGGTACTGGTACTTTTACTAATTCTGTTGATATATTACCAGCCCTATCTGGCAACGTATCTGAAACACTAGTGCCAGCAATTGACGGAGAATATATATTAAAATTTAAAGACGATGGTGGACGTTTAAGCAGTGGAGAAACATCTGTTGTTGTTGTAAATCCAGACCCTCTTCCAAAATTAGTTGCTTTTACAGATAGAGAAGATACAGATTCTCCTCCTTTTGGTGGTACAAAAGTAGATTGTTTTTTCAGTGAAGATGTTAATGGTCTTGTTCTTGGATCATTAGAAACTTTAGATGATGTAACAGATTTTGATGCTATTGCTGATTTTGATTTCTTAGGGGCTGTTGATATTACAGGTGGCAGTTATGATTTTGCAAATATTTTAGACTTAGGATCTGTTCACCCATTAAGACTTACACGACATTTTGTTACGCAAGGTTTTTATCCTAACGATTTAGTTGATAAAAGAACAGCAAATATAGATACTTGGACTGATTTTGACCAAGCAACTGCATTTGATGTCAATGCAAAACTGACAGTAGCAGTGACTTCAGCAGCACCTTCAAATGGTTCAAGTTATCAAGATAGTGATTTTACTGGTAAAACATTCAATACTTTTGCAAATGGAACTCATATAGGAAGAGGATTCAAGTTTAGATGTGAAATGGATAGTGATGACCCTGCACAAAGTATAGAAATAGATCAATTAGGTTATACAGCAGAACTTGATAGAAGAACTGAACAGAAAAGTAATTTAAGTTCTGGTACATCATCATCTGGTCTTGCTGTTACTTTTGACCATGCGTTTTTTACAGGTGCTACTGGCACTGATGTTGCAGCAGGTTCACAACTTCCTAGTATTGGTATTACTGCAAATGATTTAGGTGGCACTGATAAATTTGAATTAACTAACATATCAGGAAGTGGTTTTACAATAAAATTTACTAATGCTGGAAATGCTGTTCAAAATAAAACATTTAGTTATACTGCTGTAGGTTTCGGACGTGGTAGTTAGTGTTGGTTTAGGATATACTTAGAGAAAATTTTGGATTAGGAAATGGCACAACACGATTATGTTATAGATAACTCCACAGGAGCAAATGTCAGGGCTGATATAAATAATGCTTTATTAGCAATTTCAAGTAATAATTCTGGATCGTCAGCACCAAGTACAAATTACGCAAGTCAATTTTTTGCTAATACATCATCCAGCATGATGCAGCTAAGAAATACTACTAATAATGCTCATATAAATTTATTTAGTCTTGCAGGCGCACCTGCTTTTCCTTTAGATGGAACTATAAATAGTATAAATATAGGTAAAGGAGCAAACTCTGTTGCTGGTAACACTGTTCTTGGAGAAAGTGCTTTAGATGCTTCTGTTTCTGGTGGAAATAATACTGCTATCGGTAAAGGAGCTTTAGGAGCAAACACTTCAGCAAGTAACAACACTGCGATTGGAGCAAATTCATTAACCTTAAATACAACTGGAACTTCAAATGTTTCTGTGGGCAGAGGATCTTTAGGTTCAAACACAACTGCAAGTAACAATACTGCTGCTGGTGACTTAAGTTTAAATACAAACACAACTGGGGCGCAAAACACTGCTCTTGGTTCAGGAGCTTTATTTGCTAATACTACGGCAAGTAGCAATACTGCTGTTGGTAGGTCAGCACTAACAGCAAACACAACTGGAGCACAAAATACTGCTATTGGAACTTTTGCTTCAAATACCAATAGTACTGGAGCAGATAATACAGTAGTTGGTTATGCTGCCATGTTTCTTAATACAACTGGATCTCAGAACACTGCTGTTGGAAGAAATGCTTTAAATAATAATACTGTTTCAAATAATACTGCTGTTGGTTATCAATCATTAAATGCAAACACAACTGGAGCAGCGAATACAGGAGTTGGTAAAGATGCTTTAAAAGCAAATACAACTGCAGATAATAATGCTGCTTTAGGAACAGAGGCTTTATTGACAAACACTACAGGAGCAAGCAATACAGGGATAGGATCTGCTGCCTTATATTCAAACACTACGGCAAGTAATAATACGGCAGTTGGAACGAGTGCTTTATTTGCAAACACTACTGGAACTCAAAACGTGGCTATCGGTGCTTTAGCTTTAGATGCCAATACAACAGCAGATTTTAATACAGCTATTGGCTATACATCTTTAGGAGCTACGACAACTGGAGCTGGAAACGTAGCTGCAGGGGCTTACGCTTTATCTGCAAACACAACTGGAAATAACAACACTGGTTTGGGTACAGTTAGTTTACAAAACAACTCAACTGGAGCTAATAACACTGCGGTGGGACATAGTTGTTTACAATCAAACACAACGGCAGATAATAACACCGCAGTTGGATATAACGCTTTAGTAGCAAACACAACGGGAACACAGAACGTAGCTGTGGGTAGTCAAGCATTAGATGCGAATACTACTGCATCTAACAATACAGCAGTTGGAGATCAATCACTAACTACTAATACAACTGGACATAGCAATGCTGCTTTAGGAAGACAATCTTTAGTATTTAACACAACTGGAAGTCAAAACACAGCTATAGGTTTTGAAGCTTTAGCTCTAAATACAACGGCTTCTAACAATACCGCAGTAGGTCATCTTGCACTACAACAAAACACAACTGGAGCAGACAACGTGGCAGTAGGTTCAATTGCTCTTGATGCAAACACTACAGGAAATCAAAATATAGCAATAGGAAAAAATGCTCTTGGAGCTAATACTACAGGTTCAGCTAATGTAGCGATGGGACAATCAGCTTTAGGAGCAAACACAACTGCATCAAATAATACTGCTATAGGTGTTGAAGCACTTGTAGCAAATACAACTGGGCCTTCAAACGTAGCTGTTGGTAGGGGTGCTTTAGAAGCTAATACAACTGCGAGTGCAAATGTAGCTATTGGTGCTAGTTCTTTAAACGTTTCTACCACAGGAGGTGATAACACTGCTGTGGGTGAAAGTTCAGGTATAGACATTACTACTGGTGCAAATAATCTTTGCTTAGGAAATGCTGCGGGAAGATCAGATTCTCCAAGTGGATCAATTACGACTGGAAGTAATAATATAGTTTTGGGAAATAATAGTTCAAGTAATGCTTACATAAAAGTAGCTTTTACAGTCACTTCAGACCAGAGAGACAAGATTGAAGATGGTGTTGTTTCTCATGGTTTAGATTTTGTAAATCAACTAAAACCAAAATCATTTTGGTTTAGAAAGAATCGTAATTCTGATGAAAAACATGGTGATAAAAGATATGGATTCTATGCTCAAGATATTCTTGCTTTAGAAGGTTCTGACAGTGTAATTATTGATAATAAAGATTTAGATAATCTAAAATTTAAAGGAGATCAACTAATTCCTGTTTTAGTAAATGCAATAAAAGAATTATCAGCAAAAGTCACAGCCCTCGAAGCAGGGTAAACTGTATACAAATCTATTTCTAATTATGGAAGAAAGAACCGCAGATGAAATCGCAGCAATCTACTCTGCTGCTGGTGATAGCGTAACTGTCATTAATACTGCCAAGACATCAGATGAAACTGATGATGATTACAAAGACAAGATTAAACGTAATGTAGAACATCTTGAAATTATCAAGGCTTACAAAAAAGTTGATGGAACGACTTCTATCTGGACATCTGAATCATTTACAGATATAGATAAAGCTATTACTGACGGTAAAAAACTTTACTAATTTATGAATTTACAGGAAAAACTACAACAACTGGCAATAGAAAGACAGAACTTGACTATTGCCTTACATGAAATTAATGGTGCGATGAAGTTGCTGGAACAGCAGATTTTGGAGATTCAAGAGACACCCGAAGCATTGCAGCCATTAAATACAGAGGCATCAACCCAACTAGAAGAAGTAGCGTCATAAATGTAAGTGGTGCTACTATTTTATTAAGAACTTCTTTTAACATGTTTCAAAAAATAGCTAATGTTTTGAGTGTCATCTCATTTGTAATGGTAGCTTCGATGAGTGGTGGAGCATACTTTGGTTATAAATATGTAACGTCAGAGCAATTTAAAAGTAGGGTTATGAGTCAGATAATGAAAGAAGTACAAAGTATATTGCCTGGACAGATTAATAAAAAATTACCTTCTTTTACAGGTGAATCTTTACCTTTATAGTGGAAATACCAGAAATAAATATACCTGACATAGAAATACCTGATGTATATATTCCACAAGTATCTTTACCAGGATATAAACCTTTAAATGTAGAAACTATAGGTTGTAAATATTTTCATCGAGATGTGAAGAATACAGGCAACAGAAACTTATTAATAGACGATCCAAACGGAGTTGTAAGTGATTGTCCATATCCGTCTTTTATACCGATGAATTATCAGGCAGATCAACTAATTATTACAGAAACAGTATTACCTACAGAAGAAAAACAAAAGCTACTAGAAGGTAAACCACCTCAAGTAGAAATACCAAAAGATAAAAAAGATAAACCTATAGTTCCACCTTGTCCTGATAAGAATGATCGCAGAATTGGAGAATATACTTCAGAAGCACGCACAGAAAGAGTAAAATCGTACAAAAGAGGTTCTGATGGCATTGAATGTATCGCGGAATACGAACAAGTCACGTTCATTGATTCCTTTCTTCCTTCTCCTAGTGCTGCTCTTAACGTGGCTGCCATTAGCCTTATTGCTGCTACATCACCAGCGATTTTAGGGCTAATAAAAAGTGCATCAAAAACAATCTTTAAGAAAATATTATCTAAAGGTAATAAAAAAAAATAATCTTATATAATATTAAAGTTATTAATAACAGGAAGTAGGCTTGGTTTTTCTAGTGAACCTTGCCTACTTTTTATTTATTTTATGAGTATGTGGTATAACTTGATTTGGTGGTACTGTTACTTTTATCCCTTCACAAATCTCTGCGTATTTTCCAACGAAAGTAACACCTTTCCTTGCCTGTTCTCCACACACCTGTAATCTAAAAAGTGCAACTTCAAGCAACTGTTTTTGGTATAGTAATTCTTGATTTTTTATATTTACTTCTGTTGCTTTTAAACATAAGTCAGGTGCTTTACCTAACGGAATACTAATCTGTGCTGAAATCCCATAGTTCAAGTTATAATTATCTTTTTCAAATCTTGGTGTCTCCTGCACATACTTAATCGCTCCAGTATCTTCGTCATAAATATTCTGTCTGGTAACAGTTTCTATGGGTCGATTGAATGACCACGCATCTGTCACATAAGGAGTAATTGTAAGACTAGGAGAAGAGCAGACAATACCCTGTGACATACGAAACTGAGGTGTTGATTGTGGAGCGATCATCGTTGCATTATTATTGACTGTACCCTGTGCATTTGAACTAGGACTTGCAACAGTTGTATTAGCCAAAACCCTTGTAGGGCAGAGGATTAGAGCTATTGCCCAAAGGTAGCTTCTACGGTTACGGTGGTTGTGGTGTTTATCGTGCGATTTATTGTAGTTATCGTGTCTAATCCTGGAGAAATTATTGTTTCCTGTAGAGAAAATGGTGCTCCTTCTGTTACTATCTGCCATCTAGGAACACTCTCCAAAGTAGGGCTGGTAAAAGAGAAGTTGACGTTATTAATTGTTTGAGTTGCGTCTGATTGTGGTGTTGGATTGATATAACCATTTGTATCATTACTTTTTATATTATTTCCGCTTGCAGAATATGTATAACCTGTTCTGTATTGATGGCTTGTAATCGTCTCATTAATAATACTTTGTGAGGTAGAGTTTGTTGTCTGACTTCCTGTACGAAAGGTAGGCACAACAGGATTTGCAAGGGTTCTTGCTGGTATTAATATTATTATCAGCAAAAACAATTTAGTCAATGGTGATCGTTACAGTTGTTTGTCCGATACAACTAGTACCACTACCCCCTGCTGTACAAGTATGAACTCCACTGGATAAACTTGTCATGCCTAAATTTCCTGCTGTACCACCTGATCCTACTGTCGTCTGTCCTCCAAGATGAGGTAAAGCAGAGATTCCTGATGATGGTGTTATAGCAGATGGTGTGGCGTCACCTATAGTTACTGATTCTGTCAAACTAAATGCTGACCCTGCGCTTGTAATAGCCTTATCAGTTTGAATTAAAGCTGGAACTCCATCAGTTAACGATCCAACATTCAAGCCACCAATAGCTCCAGATGTTGTAGATCCTCCAGAAGTTACAGAAGGAGTAATATTATTTCCTGATAATGAATAAGTCGTACCAAGTTTATTCGTAACGCTATATGGCATATCTACAGTGATCTGTGCAGATGTTGTGAACTTCTGGGTTATATCTGCAAAAGATACTGTTGGTAGTAATAAAATTAGTGGTAAAAGCTTTCTCATTTGATACCTACGTTAGAATCCTTGTTGTCAACTATGTTTACTTTACCTTTTAACTTCTTATTGTCAGTAGCCTTTTTAACATTTAGTCCATAATTTGACATCACGGCACTAAGAAGTCCAGCAGCAAAAGTTGTATCAATTTGACGAATAGGATTTGGATTAAAATATGACCAAGAAATAACACCAAGTGACCAGGCAAGTATTACTAACTGCACTGCGTTACCAATAATTCCTAGACCTTGTTTTTCTTCTTGTTCTTCCATATGTAATAACTACCTTCAATGGGGGATTGCGTAGTTAATAACTAAGCATTAAGGCAGTTATTTGTTAAGTTAGCAAATTTTGATATCGTTGGAAAGTATAGAGGGATTTATGCTAAACCTACTAAAACCAATACTGCTTAAGTTTTTTTCTTCTAAAGCAGTAAAACAGCTAATAATAGATTTGTTACGATCTATTTGTAAACAGACTTCAAATACATTAGATGATCATGCTGTTGACTATTTAGAAAAACAACTGTTTCCTGGTAGACCATAATGGAAAATAGATTTATTATTTTTCAAGAAGAGCCTCCTGTAGAACTGCAACTTTCTACAGAGATGCGTTGTAGAGAAATACAAAAATTAGAAGATATTGAATATTTAAAAAAATATTGTGTAGGTCTTGTAAGAAACAATACAAAACGAGATGCAATTCTTGCAGCAACTCTTCAAGAACTGGCAGAAGCTCATGTAATTATTGCAAAACAAGAAAAAGAACAAATATTTCATTGGTGGGTGCTTAAAAGAATTCTAAAAGATTTAATAATATCTATTGCATTGTTCTTTGTTATTAGATTAAATACATTACTTACTTTTATTAGGAATAAAACCGTTGAATGATCCTATAGGTTCATCAGATATCGCCTCATATGTAATCCATTTAAAACCGCATTTACATGTTCTAATTCTGCGTATTGCATTTATATTTAGAATATGATTTTTTTCTACAATAACATTTTTTGTTACATGCCTTGTACCACTAACGATATTTGACAGGTCATTGCATTTAGGACAATACATCACAAATATGTGTAATATTTTGTTAATATAAGGGTGCAAAAGTTATTAGAGGATGCTATGAAGCAGTCCGAAAAAACACGTTTGCAAGAGCTACGACAAGAAGTTCGTACTTGTTCTGATCCATTCCAACTTTCCGCTATTCTAGCCTTAGACAATGAAAGACTAAGAGCAGAAATAGCCAGATTAAAAAGTTAACTAGGATCTAACCGCCTTGTCTGAAGTCTTTTTACAGCTTGCTGTTGTTTTGTTGTCAGTAATTTATATATTTTATTCTTTAAATCAAAACGGAAGATCATCTTGTTCCTCTTGTATAGGTTTTGATACTGACATTTGACCTGAGATAAAATCTGTTCCTTTTTTTGACTCACGATTCCATGCACTTACAGGAACTTTTATAACTTTATCACCAGCATAATTTTCTTCACCAGGTTGTCCTGTAATCCATTCTGCAAAAGCCATAGCATCTGACAAACTAAATTCAACAGTACCACCCATATCAGGTGATTTGTCTGATTTTTTTTCAGCATTATTAAATAATACTAAACGTCCAGAAAACAAATTTTCGTAAGCCATAATTAATCCTTGTAGTTTTTTGTAAGAATCTCATTTGTTAGAGATGACATAGTAACTTTATCGTCACTAATGTATCGTTGTTGCACTTCTCGCTGCATATGCATATAGGTTTTAAAATCTATCAGTGCATTTATACGAACTTTAGAACCTTCCATTTTCTAACTCCTTTAAACAGTCGCGTAGTTGAAAAACAGACATTTGTTTTAGTTTAGATCCATCTCCCTGTAATTTGTACTGGTTAGCTTTTGATACTACCCATAATCTACGTTGTTCATCATTTTTCATTTTATGATTCATCTCGTTCATAATTTTTTCAATCAGTTCACCAGAATCATATTTTGTTTTTTTAATTACTTTGTCCTCTGCAATTTTCAAATGAGGTTCATTGTCCTCTATCTCCTCTTTTGCCCATAGTTCATAGCCAAGAGAAAACTGAAAGGCGCAATGTGCTACAAAACCTCTGCGTTGTGAATCTGATACTTCTCTAGCATCAATGTAATCACGTTTCAATGCTTTTTTGTTATTACCCATTATGGGATAAATAAAATCAGAATATTTGTTACCTTCTGGATCTACAAAGTAAAAAATAAAATACATAGAACCATCAGGAGCATCAAATAATGGTGTTCCATCCTGTTCGTTTCTTTTTACATGATGTGACCATCCAGGACATTTTTCATTGAATATGGAGGCAACTTTTGCCCATGCCATATACTTTGCTTTGAAACCTGTAGGTAATTCATTTACATCTTTGATTTCGATGACACCTGCAAGATTAGGGTTGTTAATTTTCATAAAACAAATATCTCTAATACAAACAATCATGTCAAGATCATATTTTCATATGTTAACAAGACTTGTTTTTCCACAGCTAATAAGTAATGATGCAAAAACGCACATTTCTGCACAAAAATGCGTAAAAATTACATCAAAATGCATCAAAAATGAACAGACGAATTACGGTATCTTTTACAGAAGAAACAGCCAAAAGGATAGACGAAGCAAAACCCAAAGACTTTAGTATGACTACATTTATAAAATTAATAATACATGAGTATCTTGACAAACTTGACAGGGAGGTTAGACTACCCGCGTACCGTGTCGGTGCGGAAAACATATCTATTCATACCGATACAAATACAAAAAGTGCAAAACCTGCAAACGCAGCAGATGTACGCTATGAAGATTCTAATTTTTCTTCTAAAAAAGAAAATTTAAAAAATTCAATCGTCGTTTTGGGGGAAGATGTCGGAAAGGAGTCTGAGGAAAACCCTAAGAACCCCCCTTTGCCGTATGATTTTGAAACAAGCATTCCTGATAAATTGAAAAGCTATGTTGATAAGATTGCAGCGTTCTGGCGTGTAAAAAAAGGTACAAAAAATAGATTGGCGTGGAGTTTGCAGATGGTTGAATTGGAAAAAATATTAGATAATTTAGGTGAATCTGTTTTAATAGAACAACTTGATCAGGCATGTATGTCAGGAACGTGGCAGCAGATAAATTACAACCGCACTGTTAAATATACTGATGTACAGGAAAAGAAAATAACAAAACATCCTCAGTCTCGTATATTTACTGCGAAGGATGGTTTCTTGCAATGAAACAGTTACCTCTTGTGCAGATAAATCCTAAAGATGAAGCAAGATATTATAGAAACGAGGACAAACCATCTTTGAAATATTATTCTGTTACTAATATTCTCTCTAAAACAGCATCTAAATCTGTTAAATATGGTATTGATATATGGAAACAACAGCAGCTTGATAAAAATTTAGATCCTGTTGTCGAACTGAACAAAGCAGCAGAACGTGGTTCTATTATTCATAACTGGGCAGAGATGTTCTTGCAGGGTGAGATACAAGAGATAGCAGAACCATATAAACAATATGCAGAATATATACAGTCCTGTACAATCTGGAAACATGTAACACAGGTGTTGTCAACAGAATCTATGGTTTGCAGTGATAAAGGTATAATCCCTTTTGCTGGTACATTTGATGCCTTGTTAATAATGAAAGAAAAATTATGTCTGTTTGATTTTAAGACAAAAAATTCTGGGAAGAATTTACCTACAGATGCAATAACAAGTGAAGCATTATGTCAGATGGCTGCATATCGCATCTGTTTAAAAGAAAATTACAATATTGATGTAGAAACATGTATTGCATTGTATGTTTACCCTGATCAACCTGCATACCCTGCATATGCGACAGGCAAAGATTTAATTACATATGCAAACATGTGGGAGAAACGATTGAAGAGTTTTGCAGAACAATTATGTCAATAACAAGAAAAGAAGAATTACTTAAAAAATTAAAGGAGCATCGACAGAAAATGCTTGAGTTCCAAGAAGAGTTTAAAAAAAATATGAGTAAGGATAGTAATAATCTTTGTACAAAGGATTTAAATTATATGAACAAGATATTTGAAAAGATGAAAATGGATCATGAGGAGTTATTGAAAGAATATTACAACTATAAAAAACCATTACTATAAATTTTATTGACAGTGCTATATGTATCACATATACTAATTTATATTATCTCTTAAAAATGAACGCACCAATTTTTGCAGAGGAATATCTTTCTCGCCTCATACATCTAAAAAAGGAGATGGAAGAATGTCAGTTAGAGTTAAAACTAATCTATGACAAACTTACAAAATACCTTAATGATGGTCATCTTGATTATCTAAAAACAGATACAGGACATCTTGTTTATAAACAAATGCAATTTATACATGTAAGGGGAAGAAAAACTTTTGACTACACTGCTGATGCTGATGTACAACAAATGCAAAAACAATTAAAGCAATTAAAAAAAGTAGCAGAAACTATAGGAACAGCAGAAGTAAAATATGCTGCTGATTCTTGGCGTATAAAAAATATAGAAACAAATGACAACTAGAAAGAACTGGAAGTGTGATGCATGCAATAAAACTGGGTTTTATGTACGCAGAACTTTTCCTAAAAAAGATTACATCATACGTTGGCTAAAATGTAAGCATTGTAAAGAAAACCTCTTTACAAAAGAAACCATACTTAATCCTGGTCAATATTATTGGGTAGAACAAAACAAACAATCACAACTGGAGCTTACTAGTGAACTCTAAAGAAAAGATCGACAATGCATTTAATCGTATTAAAGAGTTGCTTACTCTTGTTAACTTATGGAATAAAAAAGCAACTAATAAAGAACATCAACAGATAGAACAACGCAGACAACAACTGATAGATGATTTACAAACACAAAAAGCAGAGCTTAATAGGGTTTGGACAGAAGATGACGGTTCTTTGTCTGATAGGGAATATGTAGTGCAATGGGAAAAGATTAATACAAGAATTAAGGAGTTAGAAAAATAATGAATATAGATAAATATATTTATAAATTAGAACACGCTAATTCTATTATGAAAAATATAATAACTAATAATCAAAAATTAATAAAACAATTAGAAGATAAACTTTTTGTTGATATAAATAAAAATGAGATAAAACAATATAAGCAGTATGTGAATCAATTACAAAATGTAATTTACAGCACTGATACATATTATTTAAAATATTTGCATAAAAAATGACAGAAGTTAGATGGACTAGTATTGGTATTCCTGTTCCGCAAGGTTCAAAACGTCATGTAGGTAATGGCATAATGATAGAACAGTCTGCAACGCTACCTGCATGGCGTAATCAACTTATATACGACATACAGAGAGCAGCAAAAAATATTAAGTTTGAAGCAGGTGTAAATGTTACCTTAGATTTTAGATTTCCTCGTCCTAAATCACATTATAGAAGTGGTAAATATTCTCATCTGTTAAAAGAAACTGCACCTATATATAAAACATCCAAACCTGATCTTGATAAGATTATCAGGGCTGTAATGGATGCCATGACATATTCTGGTGTTATTAAAGACGATGCAAATTGTTATCTTGTCTTATCTCGTAAAATGTACTGTAGCGATAAAGAACAACCAGGTGTTTATGGAATTATCGCAGATTGTACAAACCATGCTAATATAGATTTAAGAGATATTTAATCGCTTTGTTTTATTTCATTTTACAAGGCGATTTTTTTTGTGTATGTATGATTAAATTATGACTGTAAAACTAGATGCAAATAAAATATTAGGTAAAGTAAATGAACTTGAAAAAGTATTAATACCAAGAGCATCAAAAATAGCACTGAACAGAGCAGTGTTCGATGCAATGACAGAACTTAGAGAGTTTGGTAAAAGAAGAGGATATCGTGATTATTCTGTAAGAGGTTTTAGATTTACAAAACCAGAACCGCAAGGCAGTAACACTTTAGTCGCATCTGTTTTTATTAATGAGGATAGAAATAAAGGTAATGCAAGATCTGATTATTTAAGACCACAGATATATGGAGGTAAAATATTTAGAACAAGATTTCAACGTGCATTAGAACGTACACCAGTTGGTGATCAAGATCCTGATGGAATGTCTGGTTTTAGACCTGCATTAGCACCAAATACTGTTGCTATACCTACACAGACTAAATTAGTAAGAAGAAGATCTGATGGTGGTATGTCTCAAGGTGTTTACGCAAAAATACTTGCAGATCTTGGTGGCGGTAACAGTAGTGCAGATAGAACAAGAATGAGAGCAGAATCTCGTAGATTGAAAAGACAGGAGCAACGTAAGAAGAGGCGTAAAGGTAAAACAAAACTAGGCACTGAATCATACTTTTTTATGACACAAAACATGGCAGCAGATAGACCTGGATTAAGAAGTAAAAAAGAAGGAATTTATTATAGAAATAGAGCAGGTAAGATTGGTTTAGTGTTTAGTATCAATAAAGATCCTATATATAGAAAAACATTACCTTTCTTTGAGATAGCAGGTGACACTGTAAAAGAATCATTTAGGCGTAATTTAGTAAAAGAAGTAAAATTTTAAAGTTCTGGCAAGGTATCGGTTTATAGCAAAGTTCTGGCAAGGGTCTGGTTTATAGCGTTTTTGTTTTTTCTCTGTTTTTCTAAATTTTTTCCTGGATTTTTGTTGCAGTTCTGGCAGAGGGTCGGTTTATAGTGCAGTTCTGGCAAGGGGTCGGTTTAAGGGGCTTTTTGTGAGGCTCGATTTTGGGCTTTGTCTCACACAAAATGTACTTTTTTGTGTATCATTCTATACCTATTACACACACAAAAACACACAAAACCTAGTCATATCAAGGGATTTTAGCGTTTTTTTAGTATTTCCAGGATAAAACACACAAAAACACACAAAAATATAAATAATAAATAATATTTAATACATTAAATATATAATTTTAAAAATAAAATTACACACAAAAATAAAAGTTAGATTAACTAATAATTTATAATAAAAATTATTTATTAATTACCCAGGTAAAATATATTTAAAAGATATCTAAAAATAAATATAATTAATTAATAAAAAAAAGTAAATGTACCACTAAAAAAAAGCGGCTTATGTTGTTACAACATAGGCCGATATATAAATTGACACAATACTAGTATTTTTATAAATTATCTATTAATATATAAAACGATAGTTAAAACTTTTTTATCTCTTATCTTTAACTATTACTTTTTAAAATGAAAAGAACTGAATCAGAATTTATTTTCGCAAAATTTTTTGATGCTTATGATGAATCAAGATCCAACACAAAATCAACTTTAGGTTTGCTTGGTGTTTATCAATTATTTCATGATGAGAATGGACACTGGTGTCTATTTAAAAATAATCTTGGTATTGACTGTGATAAACATGAAGATCAGGATCATGCAGAAAAATTAATTGAATCAGAGGATATATTTGACTTGTTTCGAGTGTTATCTGAAGAACAATTTAAAAATCATAAAAAGCACTACAACAAAGAATATAAATACCAGGATAAAATAGAAAATGATTTAAATAATATTAAACAGGATTATAAAGAAATAGAACAAAATACAATAAAAGAAAATACGCCTAAAGAAGATACAATATATTCCTTGGTAGATGGTACAAACAAAAAAAGCATTGTTAACGGTAATACCTGGAATGAATCAGAGGTTAAAAACAATGATTAAAACAAATAAAGAAGTGATTCACTTAATACACGGCTTATTAGCTAAAAGCGCAGCAACTAAACCATCTGAACTTGAAATGATAGAAGATGCTATTTATAGGACTAAAAAAGAGTTAACAGATTATGAAATATTAATTGCTTATTATGCATTTGAAGCTCAAAAACAATATATGGATCATTTAAAACAAATATATAAAGAAATAGATAAAGAAACTAAATAAATATTAAATTTATATAAAATACGCCTCTTAACCTTGACTAGTGTTATATATAGCACTAATATATAAATTAAGAGGCTTTTTAATGTCTCGTTATCTCTTAACAAAATGATTAAATTATTCGCATTAACTGGTTTTATTATTTGTATTACATTCTCAAGTGTAAATGCTTTTAATACGTTATACAGCTATCAAGAGGCGCACTTAAACCGCCTTAACACATATTTAGAGGCTGTAAACAAATGAAAAAACCACAACTACCAGTTATTAACACTAATAAAAAGTTAATAACTACTAAAACAATTAAAAATAATCCTAGTTTTTTAATTACATTAGAACACGATAAAAAGCAATTAAGGATTATCAAATGAAAAAAATTACACTATTAGGCTTATTAATTAAGTATAAAACTAATTTAAAACTACTTAAACAACAATTAAGTCCTACATTTTGGCAATGCTTCAAAACAGCCGTTAACAATAACGATGTTAAAAGAGCAGACTTTTATTTATCTTATTGTTTAAATAATAAATAAATATGTCTAATTCAAATTTAAGTTATCAAGCTTTACGCGGTCTAGCTAAACAGGCCGCGCAAAATATGGGCTTATTCTCAAATGCTGTACAAATTGTTTTGGACTGCAATTCTACCAGGTATGAAAACAAGGATTTATATAATGTTTATATAAATTATCTTAATAAACAGCCTGAAAAAACATTATCTAGTCAATCTAACATTACAACTTATTATTATTTGTTAGGTTTAATTAATGGATCACAAACAAAAAAAGATTCATTAAAAATAGATAATGATTTTATTAACAGACATATTCAAGTAATTAATTATTAATTAAAAATTACTAAATACTTAAACGCCCTACAAAATAGGGCTTTTTTTATATCTCTTATTTATCTCTTAAAATGAAAAAATTTTATTTTAAATTTGTTAGTCAAACGAAGAATAAAAAACTAGGCTTAGGAATGGGCGCAACTTATACAAGTTCTAATAGCTGCCCGTCATCCTGTCCTTATCTAACTTCTTGTTATGCTCAGTCTGGCCACGTTAAAAAGAATTGGTTAGACGTTGATAACAATAAACACGCTATAAGCTTTAAACAATTACAAATCGAATTTAAGAGACATTCTTTTTATTTTCCTAATGGTTTTATACGTGTTAACACTGCGGGTGATTTACCAGGCACTAAAGACAGATTAAGTGCGCATTATATAAATGGATATATAAAAGCATCTAAAAATTTAAAAGTATATACATATACCCATTATCCGTTAGACGTGGGAAACAACATTCAACTTATAAAACGCGCAACTAATAAAGGTTTTACTATAAATAAAAGTTGCGAAACTATAAACCAGGTTAAACAGTGTATAAAAAATAATATATATTCAGTTTTGACAGTGCCTAGTACTGAAACTAGAAAACAATTTAATATAAAAGATAATAATAATAAAACAATTGCGCGGGCTGTATTATGTAAAGCGCAACTAACAAACACAAATATAGATTGTGCAACGTGTCAATTATGTTATAAAAGGCCAAAAAACTTAGTAATATATTTTAAGTCACATGGAAGCGGCAGAAAGAAATTAGATAAAATATTAAACGAAATAAACAAATAATATACAACTAAAAACAACTATTAAAGCCCAAAATATGGGCTTTTTTAGTGCCTAAAATTAATATAAAAATAAATACACTAAATAATATTTAGTAGCTGACTAAATAACATTTAACAAATATATAAAATGATTTTACCAGGCACTAATTAGGCCGGTTAATTGTTAATTAGTGGCACATATTGCACCTTGTCTAGTTGTAACATATGTTACACGTTTTAGTACTAGGTTCTTTTTTTGCGTGCGCTAGTCGGGTACTTTCGAGC